GTCCCCCATGCCCTGATTCAAGATCGCACCAATCGCCGCAGCTACATTCGCGGCATCAATCGCAACCTGCATGGCCTCGTAATCTTTGCTTCCCTCTTTTGCCAAGGACTGAAGGCTTTTAAGTCCTGTGGCAACGTTATTGGCAGCGCCCTCCAATTTGATGCCTAGGAGTTGCTGTTTCATCCCTGCCAGCGCCTTCTGATACCCAGCAAGAATCTTGGGATCAAATGCCTTTGAGTTGGCGGCTTGCAGCTTTTGGAGGTAGCCGATATGCGACTGCACGGCAGCTATGGCTCGCTCTTGCTGAGCATAAGGACTGCGGCTGTCATCGAACTGCTCAACAGCACTAGCGGCCTTTTGAGCAACGGCAAGGTCATTAAGGGCTTTCGCATATTGGTCTACTGACGTGGACGCAGCAGCGTATGCAGCAGCCGCTTCTTTCGTGTTTCCAAGAAGTTTGGCTTGGTCAGCAAGCGTCGCTTTCAGTCCCGCAGCCTCAGACACGCCGCGCTCCTTGCCTGCAACTGAACCCGGCACCAGAGACGCGGCTTGCCCACCAATGGCGTCAGCCTTGGCCTGAGCATGTGAGCCTACGCTGTTGACGGCCTTTAGAGCTTCAGCCTGCTTCTTGAGTGCTTCGTAATTGTCTTTTACGGCCTGAGTCGCTTTCTCCTGAGCAATGAGGCCATTGATCTGCGTCCTCATCTGTTCTGCCATTGCGGCAGACGTACCTTTGTACGTAGTGGCAAGCTCTGTGTTGAACTTGATGAGAAGTTTCTGGCCCTCGGTCAGCTTGTCTACATTTCCACCACTAGCCTTCATCTCCGCATTGAGTAGCGTTTGTGCATCCATCTTCTCCTTAATGGACTGAACTAGCTTCTGGTATGCGGATAAAGTCGTAATGTGCTTTTTAAGACCAGCATCCAGCTTCGCAGCAGCAGCAAGCGCCTCTTGGTCACGAGCAATAGCATCAGCGTTGTCAGGCAGCCCCGAAGCCTTCTGTGCATCGTTCTTGGCTTTGATACTCTCGCGCAACTTCTGAACACGGGTCTTCCCGTAATCCTTGGCTTGGGAGATTAGATCATCTTCCATCTTGTCCAAGTCGCCCTTTGCCTTGGCAAACATGTCCAAAGGATTGTTGTTTACCGTATCCACGAGCTTGAGCCACGCGGACTCAATGCCACCCATGATGCCGCCCGTATTGCTTCCCTCGTGGTAAGCCTCCTTCAGTTGCGGAATAAGCATGGATTGGAACGTATTAGCAAGCTGAGATGTAGCGTCGTTTACTGAGTCAACTTGACCTTGCAACCCGCTAATGTTGTTTTTAAGTGCTTCAATCTCTTTTTTTGCTTCGATGATCTCTGCGGTATCAAAGGTGAACTTGATGCCTTTAGCAGACATCCATGCCGTAGCGGTTTCACGGTCTTTCTGCAACTTGGCGAGATCATCTATGAGACCAGCAAGTTTCGTCTTGTATGTGCCAATTTGGTCAATAACCTGACCCATACTTGCTTGCGCCTCTTGCGCAGACTGCACGGATTCCTTGAATCCAGTGGTCTTAGTCAGTGGGTCAGTGCTTGCGAACGATCCAAGAGCCGTCTTGAGGTTGTCAGCAGTGCTTGATGCAATCGCAGACGTATCTTTCATCTGGTCGGTGAGTGCCTTGAAGGACTCTCTCATCCGATCAACTTTTGTCACTGACTGATAGATTGCATATCCGATGGCACCAATGGCGATGATTGCAAGCCCAATTGGGCCACCGACAAGAGCCATAGCCGCACTCAGGCCGCGTGCCGAAACACTGGCCACCGTCATGGACACCGAAAGTGCCCGAGTCTCAATGGAGTACACGCCAAAAAGTGCTGCCTGCTGCGCAACTGCTGCGCCAAGCTTTGTCAGCCCACCAGCAATAAGCCTTGTGGTAATGATGATAACAAGAGCCTCAATCGCCTTCACTAGAAGCCCGATGTGTTCAATCAACAAGGACACGAACCCAATGATGTTCTTGAACCCATCGCCCATCCCCTTGACGATGCCCTTGATGGCCGTCTGCACATCGGCTTGGTTCAGTGTCTCAACAAGGTCGTGGATAGCTTCGGTGAACGGCTCAGCGAACCCACTCTGCGTCTTGAGCAGCGTCATGGTCGAGTGCAGGCGCTGAAGCTCCGCGTTTATACCCTGCGCTGCATCGACAGCCGCTGGGCCGTACTTGTCGTGCAAGAGTGCAGTAAACCGCTGGAAGAACTCTTCGGCGGGGATGCCGCCCTGAGCCAGCATCGAGCTCATGGACTTGCCCGTTCCCTCAAACGACTCCTTCACCAGTTCCATCACGTTCGGCATGGAGTTGGAGATAGCGCGAAGGTCACGCATCTGAATCTTGCCCAACGAGAAACCCTGATCCAACTGAATCAGAACTCGGCGTACTTCATCAGCAGGGGCATGTAGTACGGTGAATGCCTCTGAGAGGCCCGTGAAGCCCTTGTGGAGGTCTGCGGTACTCAATCCGGCACCGTAGGCGCTCGCAGCCAACCGGGAGAACCCAGCGGCGGATTCCTCAAGGTTCAGTCCGAGCTTCATGGAAATGTCAGTGACAAACTGGAACTCTTGTTTGGCGTTCGCCATACCACCTGATACGGCAGACAGAGTGAAGAGGATTTGCTGCATCTTAACCTGAGCCTCGCCCAAGCTCTTGCTGAACTCTGCGATAGCACCGACAGCCGCAAAGGCGATCAAGCCTCCGAAGGCGTGCTTGAAGACGTTACCAAGGCCCATGACAGCGCCACGGAGCGCTCCGACTTCTGCCGTTGTCTTTGTGGCACTAACAGCGATCTTGTTCATCGCCCCAGTACCTGATGTTTCGACTGCGCCGAAAGCCGCCTGAGCATCGCGTTTCATCTGTGCAAGTTGGGCAGAACTATTCGGCCCACTAACCCCAAGCAGCCCGTTGAAGTCTCGCTGTGCATTGGTTGCGTGTTGTGAGCGTGCCTCAGCCACGATTGCCGCAGCATTGGCATTGGCTACACGCTTCGCAGATGCGGCGGCACTATTCTGCGCAGCGATCAACTCAGAATATGCAGCGGAACTACGCTTGACCGCAGATGCGTTGTCCATAATCTCTGCGGTGACGGTTGCCTCGACGTTCGCCAACTGCCTCGCCGTTATGATGCCCTGAGAACGCAGAAGGTTTGCCGACTCAAGCACCTGAATCTGCTTGCCTGTGACGCTCAACTGCTCCTGAACCCGATTCCCAACGATTTTGGTCGCATCAGCCACTTGCATGATGACGCGTGCAGCGGATTGCTCAATCGCTGAAAGCTCCGCAAATGCGGAGTTCATCACAAGAATCTGCTCTCTGGTCTTGGCGAACGCCTGATTGGCTGCATTCGTCGCAGCGATCATCTTCTGAAGTGAGGCCAGTGCGCGACTGGCACCCTCTTCCATCTTGTCCAAGCCGCTGGAATCTGCGCCTACCTTGATGTTCTTGCTGGATGTTCCAACCTTGACCGCCGCTGCTGTCAGCTTATCCAACTTGGCGTTTGCAACGTCAATCTGGCTAGAGTCAACTGAGAAACCAAGTTCAGCAATGTCCATGCGGCTATTTCCTCAGTAGAACACTTGTCGGTGGCGGCGCTTCTTCTTTCTCACTATCTGAGTCAGCGGCTTTCAGGAAGGCAGAGTCCATCGCCAATATCATGCGTACCTCTTCCTCAGATACATCAATGTTCAGTAGTTCCTTCCATGCCTTGATTGCCTCCCATGTGATAGGTAGACCTCCTGACATCCCTGCGCCACGTCGATTGGATAACTCAAAGAACCAACCAATGACATGCTCAACACAGGCTGGAAGTTCGGGCTGTGGCTTTACCTTATCACTCTGCCCGAACCTCTCGAACATCTCCGTCTTTGTCTCACCAGCCCGACGAACCTCTGATGAAGCGCCGCCCATGTGCCATTCGACAACATAGGCGACGTATTCAGAGCACCGCTCCGTCAGGCTTTGAAAAAACTAGCCTCGTCACCCAACGCCTCGTCCACTTGATCCCGAATCCAATCCAGCTTCAGAACCTTGCGGGCGTTATCAGGATTCAGCTCCGGCTTCTCACCGTTGAACTGCGCGTCGCCGTTCCATTCCCACTTGTCGATACAAGCGATAAGGATGTCCGTGCGGTTTGCTTCGGCCTTCTCTGCCGTGATCTTCATGCCACGCTGACGCAGAGTTTCATTCGTGAAGCGGCGCTGCACAGCCTTGATTGACGGATCGGACATGGGCTTAACCCAAATGACCAGACCAATTGGTTCCTGAGTCGCTGGATGTCGAATGTCAACACGCGACGTTGTTGCGGTGATGCCTGAAATATCCATGATTGTCTCCAACAAGTTTGTCTCCCAAGTAAAAGGCCACCGGCCAGCGTGGGGAGACACCACGTTTTCGCGCTAGGAGTCGCTAGGCCGGTGGTTAACGGAAAACCAAATACGTCCATTTGGACGCTTTTGGCTTAATGGATTACGGCGCCGGATACACGCGCTCGTACTCGTTCACGCCCATCATGTAATCGTTGATGGCGAACGACTCCGGCCCACCATTCGGGTGACTCGGGCCACCCAGCGGGCCCCGCAAGTAATCGGTCACGCCGTTTGCAAAGGCGATCTTGATGACGTAGTTGTCCTGAGAGGTCGGGTCGGCGGCAGCGAGCATGGCAAGCTGCCCAGCATCGCCAGCAGCATCAGCACACTGAATGGAGACAGAGCCGCCATCGGTGTTGCCCTTCGCCTTCAGGATGATGCTGCGATCCATCGTCGGGTAGCTGACCATGTTGGTCTTGAAACCGTACTCGCCAATGTTGCCGACATTGGCAATGTTGATGTAAGTAAGGGAGTCGAAGCCGGGCGAAAGACCCGCCATATCGGCGTTCTGCGCTGTGCTGGAAATACCAAACGTCGCGCCTACAAGGGTATACGGTGCCTGTGCCATGATGCGTTACCTCTTTGTGTGTGTTGCCACATTGCGCGGCGGATTGTAAGTACCTAACAACTCTCTGGTGAAACCACCAAGACTTACCACTTTCCCGGCCAGTCTTGGATAAACCTTTCCCCAAGTATGGCGGAAACCTTCAGCTTGCTTCCATGCGTAATTGTTATACACATGCGGCGCGCTGTCCATGCCGACCCCAGCAAGTACAACTTGTTGACAATCAAGACGTTCCAATGCGTACTTGACTGCATACAGGCCGCTTGACCCGCTACGATGCCCATCGTCTGATTTAGCTTCAGGCCAAACGTAATCGAATACTTCATCCACGCCGGGGATTTGAACAAAGCTGACGAAATAAGCCTGTTTCTTCTTGGCGTAGATAGCTGGGTGAAGGCTGACGTGAATATCAACTGGGCCAAACAATTCGGCAGCTCGGTTGACGCCAATTACTTTGTCGAAGTCGGAGCGTTCTATTTGGTCAAGTTCCGCCCTGACGTATTTACCGCATCCGATGACTAATGCCTTCATGCGTATAACCCACTGAACTTGGGAATATCCCAAGGGCGCGGCTTTCCGTGAAAGCAGATGACATCCGCACGGTCAGGGACGCCATGAAGGCAGTGACGCTTGTAACTGACGATATTCGTACCCCAGCGTCCAGCGTCAGGAAGTAATGGCTCTAGGAAGCCCTGATCGCCCCACGCTTGGGGTGTTGTGCACCGTGCCATGTGGCTGTCAGGGTTTTGCATCCAAATGCCGTACAGGCGCTTACGTTCGGCCTCAGTGGCATAGACAAGGCCAGAGCCGATATGACCGGGGCGTGTAAAGTCATTGAGCACCGTCGTCACCGTTGGCATCTCGGGCATCCGAAGCACCACGGTATCCAAGTCAAGGAGCAGCACGTCGCCGTGAATTAGGTCAGTGTCATACGCAGCCATCTTGCACCACCATCCCGGCCACTGCCATTTAGGCGTCACCGTAGGAGCGTCTGGCACATGCTCTGCGGTGATGCAAACAAGACCGGGAACCTGCCTAGCAAGCGCCTGAACGTGCTTGTGGGTGAAGTCGCCACCAGAGACAAAGGCGCAGACGGGAGTCATCTTGGCTCCCACGTGAATATCTGATCCTTGCCCCTTCCGTTCGGACAAATCTCAGCAACCATCTTGGCACCCCATGACTCAAGCAAGCGCTTGCACCCGTTGTCGGGGACGCCGTAGCGACGATTCAGTCCGTTTTCCTCAAGGATGATGACTGGCTGAAACTTGCGGATGGTCAGCTCACCACCTTTCAGCGCAAGAAACTCCATCCCCTCTACGTCCATCTTGATGAAGTCAGGAGAAAGGTGCAGCGAGTCGAGCGTGATGACCTCTACAGAGTCACCCTTGACACAGTACCTTTGTCCCGTGTTCTGCATGCCGTCGTGCATGTCACAGAATCCGGGCTTGCTGCCTAACGCAGCCTTGATGACGGTTGCGCCAGTGATCTGATCGGCAAGTTCGCTTGGCTCAATAGCCACTACATCACGGAAACTCTCAGACAACTGCCGCGTCACAATGCCTCTGTGTGCGCCACAGTCGATGGCTTGGTTAAACCGTGTGCAGAACCCCATCGCACGCTCCATCGTGGCTTGCTGGTGATTGTCGGGGAGGTCAGCAAGCATCAGCGCACCACCCGCCAGTCAATGCGGACCGGGACAAGCATGGCGGCAAGACGATCATCCTTCACCGGGCCACGGATGCTCGGCGTGTCAGTGACATAGGCAGTCCCGAACGTGCTTCGCTTAGTAAACGCGTCTCTTACGTCCTCTGCCATGTCCAGGATGCCCTCAATTCCTTCACCTTCACGGCTATAAACCATGATGTTGTGAGTTCCGGTCTCAGTGAAGTCAGCACCTACTTCCATACCCAAGTCAGTTGCGCTGCTCATCACAGATGAAACAAGTAGCCAAATACCTGACTTCGGCGGTACAAAATCAATGCCGATGTACCCAATCGGTATAGCTGGGCTGTAGGTTTGAGCGAAAGCCTCTAGTTTTGCTGAGAATCCGTTGTAAATGTCTGCTGTTATGCTCACGCGATGGCTCCTTTAGCGCGGTTTACGCCTTGTGACACATATTTTAGCCAGTCGCGTGTGCCGAAGCTCACAAACAAGTTCTTGTTGTCTTGGATGTTCGCATATTGCGCTGTCCAACCAACGTAAAGCGTCGTTGACAAGTCCCAAGAGGCGATCTTTGCTGGAACAACGCTAGGATCACCAATGGGGTCATGCCAGTTGAAGCCGGTGGCCGTAAGTGTTGGGCCTTCGCTTGGGCCTGATGGCATGGAGCCATAGCCTACGTTCTGGCTTGCTTGAAGGAACCCGCTATAGACCGGCATACGGCCTTCTGGCTTGGATACATTGGCAGCGAAGGCGGTTTCGGTAGAGGCGTACCGTGCAACAAAGACCATGCGGGCCTTTGCTTTGGTAGTCCATGCCGCTACTTGTGACCCGAAGTCCGCCACGTCACGCCCTCACCGTAACCTGCCAAACAACCGCAGCCCCCGCCGCAGGGCTACGGATGATCTTCACGACGCTGTACTGCGAGCCGTCGATAGTCACGCGGTCTGTGAGCTTCGGGATGAGCGTGTCAGCGGGGATAGTCACGACAAGATCAGTCACTTGCACCATGGTATCGGCCAAGTCCTGAGCATTCGTACCTCGCGCTACACCGTTGAAGGGTTGCGGAGTGTACGTGGGCGGGCCGGGTGAGTACACGGGGCCGGAGCCTGCCGCGTAGGCGTCAAGCGTCATCGTGCCCTGCTTGTAGTCTGTCAGCAGTTGCTTGGCGATGCCCTGCATCTGTGAGTAGAAGTCAGGCATGTTCAGTCTTGATCGACAGTGCCCGAGAAATGGCCTTTGACGCGATCAAAGTACGACGGCTGTGTATCTTGGCTCTCGGGCGTAGGATCGTTCTGTGAGTCCTCTACGGGCGTCTCAGGTGCCTTCACTGGCACACGGACGGTCGGCACAGGTTTGACGGGAGCAGTGGCGGCGGATTTGACGCGGAAGGCGAAACCTTTGCCCTTGCGGATGTATTCGTTTGACATCGTGTTGCCTCCGTTACCGTATGACGTTCATCGCAACAATGCCACCAACGCCGGTAAGAACTGGCGCAATGATGGCGTCGATTTCGGGGAAGATGGGCACAGTGGGAGAAACATCCAACTGTCCGGGGGTGTCATTAGTGGCGTTCTTGTAGGTCAAACTCTGACCGTAGGAAACCTTCACGGCCTGATAGACCTCTACCGAAGTAGGCAGGCGGTCAGCAGCAGGGTTGTAGTCAGGAAGAAGGCTTCCGGGATTCTGACCTTCACGGATTGCCGCTTCAATCGTGGCGTTAACGACTTCCAGTGGGATGCTAGACGGGTCAATGTCGTTGCCGTCATAGTCAGCCGCGTCTACACGCGGCCACTCTTGGTCTTGGGCGCGTCCCCCGGCCCGTGAGCCGGAGAACATGCTTTTCCATCGTCCTGTGCCAAGGCGCGAGCGATAGCGCAAGTCAATGTATTGCGACGCACGAACGAGTGCCGATGGTTGGTCGGCAATCGCACTCCATTCAGGAGTCTGCCCGCGTGCAGCGAAGTAGCTGTCCGCGTCAGTCGTGGTCGCATACGGGGTCATAGATCAGGTGGACAGTGCGAAAGCAATGTCTTGCTTGCGCTTGAAGTTGACGCCAGCCACCCGGAAGATACCGGGGACTTCCCAACGCAGCGGGCCAGCCTGATACACGGGCAGGAAACGATGCGGCATCGGGATGTACAAGGCAATCACGTCCGGGGAGCGACGGTAGGCGATGTACAGGGACTTGCTGGAACTGTTGGTCAGCCCAACAACACCCGTGATGCGCAGCGACGGATACTTCCGACGCAGGTAGTCAATGGCGGTCATGCTGCTGTTCGCAAAGAACGTGGTGTCGGCAATGTCGAACTGCGCGTCATCCATGACGATGGTGTCGGCAGTCGGGACGTTACCAGCGCCGGTCTTCTTCACCAGCCCAACAAGGTCAAGAGCGATCTGGTTGGCGGTGGTCGTACCAGCAACCCACTTGGTGATGGTGCTACCCAAAGGCGTTGCGGTGGAGGCGGAAACACCCTTCAGACCAGTGAAGCCCTTGGCGGCATCGCCGTTGAACGCGATGTCCTCGATCTTCACTTCATAGGCGCGACGTGCGGCATACGCCTTCTCTTCAGCAAGGTTGAAGCCACCAAGCCGCGAGGCGTTGATTTCCTCAAGGCCGTATCCGTAGCCAATACCACCCATGTAAGCCTGCTGGACAGTCGCATCCAAGCCAGCATCAGCCATCGGCACGTCATCGGCGTTGCCGTTGATGTAGCCCGCCTGACCCTGATGATTCGCAGAGACGAAGGTGGTCGAAGGTGCCCACGGGTTGCCAGCGGTAATCACCGGCAAGAACTGCGGGTACAGGATGCCAGAAGTCACACTTTCGTTGACAACTCGCTCAATCCGGGTCGTTTGACCCTGAAGGTAGGTTTCGACGGCAGTTGCGTCATTCAGATTGATAGGCATGTGACTCTCCTTATGCCGCAACGGCGTTGGTGCTGTTCAACAGAAGCTTGAACAACGCGCCAGACGAAGCACTGGTTTCGGCGTAGCCGTCCAGCTTGAAGTTGCTCGCAGTGGTGGCAACGTATTTATTGTATACGCCAGCGGCAGTACACATGATCGGGTCACCAGCAGCGATGGTGCCACCAGCAGTCAGCCAGATCGCGCCGAAGTCCATGACTCGGGCATCGTCGTACTGATTGAACTGCGACTTGGGCGATTCGGCAACGGTGATGCCGATGAAGTTGCCCGCAGCAAGGCCAGCCGTGCAGCCGTGGTCATTGGTGCCCTGCTTGACCGGCAAGCCAAAGGCAATACCAGCGGAGTCCTCAACCGTGCGGCTGAGAAGGTTTGCGGCGCTCATGTCCGCGATGCCGCCAGCTACGCCGACATCAGTGAGAATGGTATCAGCCATTGGTGTTCTCCTTGTTCTTCCAAGCGTTCGAGATACGCTCGTCGTAAGCGGTCTGCGAATCTACAACTTCATGCTTCTTGCCGTCGGCAAGCTGCTTGCGAACCGGATCAGCCTTGTTGGCATCTTCGGCAAGAATGTCAAAGCGCGCATCAACATACGCCTCCGACTTGTCTTTGATCGCCTCATCACCCAACACAGCCACGACAGCAGCCTTGCGGATGTCGGCGGG